CACTATATTAACCATTTAACAATAGGAGTAATAATGGGACAGGCAAAGAACAGAGGCACTCGTAGCGAAAGAGTTAGACAAGCACAAGCAAGGATTCGTCAGATCCAGAAAGAACACCCAGAAGGGTCAATAATATTTGCGGCAAAAGACGATTTGGACATACCAGACTGGAATGACGCAGTGAACAGGTATGTGAATTTTTGTTCTTTTTTTGATAGCAACCATATTCCTTGGGAATACGGCAACGGTATAAAATTTGGCGATTATGTGGTTTCATTTGAACAAGATGCCAAAGGTTATTTTGACAAGGAGAAGGCATATTTGGTTCATTATAGCAAAGGCACATATTATGGCACAATCCTAGAATTAATGGGCAAAATGATATGGGATATGGAATCACCAACACTACTAGACCCTAACAACAAAAAGGTTCCAGAATTTATAGAATGTGTTGATCAATATAATAGAACCGCAACGCAAAGGGCAGGTTGGTCATCCGCAGATTTGAAATTGAATAGCGATTTGATTAAAATGCTTAGAAAAGTTATTAAGCCAGTTAAACAAAAGGAGGAGGCATAGGATGAGTGAGAAATTAAGATTTTATAACTGGTTTGTAGATTATTACAATATACCTAAATCAAAGTATGCTAATAATGTAATAGACCAGACATTGTTAAAACAAGCAATTGATCTTAAAGAACAAGAAGATATTCAACGAGGTATTGAAACAAATTGGTTTATTGGAACACCTATGATTGATGAAATTAAGTTAATCTGTGTTGAACTGTCTGATAAATTAGCAACTGCTTATAAAAATAAGGTTGAGGAGGCATAATGTTGAAATCAAAAAAACACATAGACAGAACAATGAACAAGGATACCAAATTGTTGCGTGACAAAGTGATGAACATTATCAATGAAGCACGATATGATAGAGGTTATGATTTGCCTTTCATCAAAGTTAGAATCACTGACACGGTAAAGCGATGTAAGAATGTGTTAGGTAGTGCTCGTATGGGAGGCAATTACATATGGATTCCTGCCAGCACCACACAACGGAAGGACCTGGTTGCGATTGTGCTACACGAAGTTCTACACGCAGTTTGTAAGACCAAACACGAAGAAGGATGTCCGCTAATGGATACTCACGCAAAAGGTTGTCCAGACGATGTTGCTTGGGAAATTTTTAATACTAAATTTTTTGTATGGTATTATTATGAAAAAGATTATAATGAAGAATTGGAGGAGGCATAATGCCAAGATTTTTCTATCACGGCACCACACAAAAAGGTTATGAAGAAATACAAAAAACAGGTGCGATACAACCGCAGTCTGGCAATACATATACAGATAAAATATTTTTGTCAGGCAATGATACATATGCCCGTAGGGTGACATTCATTAAACACGCACAAGAACAAGGTGATGTAATTGTAGTTTATAAAATACCATCTTACAAGTTGAAAAAGAAATATCTAACTTACGGCAGTAAGCATATCAGTCCAATGTTAAGTTTTGGTGATAAGACTTGGTGTTATTCTAAACCAATATCTGTAAAAGATGATGAAATATTAGTTGGATCAGCACCCTTTTTTCTTAACTTGCCAGAAGGTATAAGCATATATAGAGATGGTAAGACAACAGGATTTACGTTCACAGAAGAAGCGGCAACACAATTTAAGATAGATCCTGAAGCCAGAGGAGTAGTAAAATTTTAATGACTGGATTTATTTTTTATTGTATAATCATATTTCTATTGGCATACGCCGCATATCTCAAAAACAATCTAAAATAGTATTATAATCACACGGTTCCTATAAATATCTACATAGGAGCAATAGATGATATCACCAGACTTTGATCCATTAGCGATGCTGAACCAGTGTCAAGTGGACCTACTAAGACAGAACAGAATTATAACCAATCTTGTGAAACAGAATGAGAATCTTTCTGAATTGATGATACAACACACAGAGGCATTTGCCCAACTACAGAAGAAGTTCAATCAGATGTTGAGAGAACACCAGGCACTTCAGGTCAAGTTGGCATTAAGATGCGATTAAGTTCAATACAACAACAGGTGGCACAGGACGACCATAGATTCAAAGTGGTTATTGGTGGTAGACGTATGGGCAAAACATTTCTTGCCATTAGAGAGATGTGCTACCAAGCCAAAGAACCCAACAGATTGATTTGGTATGTGACATCCTCATACAGAGCGGCAAAGATGATCGCTTTCAAAGAATTAAAGCAAAGATTATTGGATCTTAATTGGGTAAGAAAAATAAATGAATCAGAACTTTCAGTCACACTCAAAAACAACACAGAAATTGCTCTCAAGGGTGCTGACAACTTTCAGTCATTGAGAGGTATCAAACTTTCCTATTGTGTGATAGATGAAGCCGCACAGGTTCAGGCAGATGCTTGGTTTGAGGTAATCAGACCAGCACTGGCAGATTCGCAAGGGGGTGTGTTGTTTATATCTACACCTTTAGGAAAGAACAATTGGACATTTGATCTTTACAACAGAGAGAAAGAAGATCCAGACAATTGGAAGAGTTGGCAGTTCACCACACTACAAGGTGGCTTTGTGCCCAAAGAAGAGATTGAACAAGCCAAACAGGAGATGTCAGAAAAGCAATTCAATCAAGAATTCAATGCCACATTTGAATCATTTGGTGATCAGGTTGCTTGGGCATTTGACAGAGACCAAAACATTAAAGAATTACCCAATGCTGATTTAAGAACTATCTATATTGGTATGGACTTCAACGTGGCACCCATCAATGCCGCCATTATGGTGAGAGAAGGCGAGGATTTATACATCATAGACGAAATACAGATGTATTCCAGCAACACAGATGAGTTGGCACAGGAAATAAAACGCAGATATCCAACCAGCAAGGTTTTTGTGTATCCTGATCCAAGTGGTGCCGCAAGAAAAACATCAGCAAATGGACACACAGACTTTACCATATTAACCAACGCAGGGTTCAATGTGAAAGCACCACGCAGACACGATCCTGTAAGAGACAGAATCAATGCCCTCAACGCCAGATTGAGATCAGCAGACAGTAAAAATCACCTGTTTGTGTCTCAAAGGTGTAAATACAGCATAGAAAGTCTGGAAAAATATTGTTTCAAACCAGGTACCCAAGTGCCTGACAAAGACAGTGGCTTTGATCATATGTTTGATGCCATTTCTTATTGTGTAGCATTTATTTTTCCTTTACAACGCAATCAGGAACCGTATGTGCCTGAAAGATGGGGACAAAAAATTGGAAACTTTCAACAAATAAGGTAGCAATCAATGAACATAACAGAAACATTACGATCAGAAATAGCCGCACTGATAAGCGGTAATCATCTGTATGACACCTATTACAAACAATGGAAATATCTATTGGAATCTTACATAGGTGGTGAAGAATACAGAAGAGCACAAAATTTAATTAGGTATCAATTGGAAACCAACGCAGAATTTCAACAAAGGTTAAAAAATACACCTTTAGAAAACCATTGTGCTTCAATCATATCAGTGTACAATTCATTTTTATTTAGACAAGAGCCCACAAGAGATTATGGCTCTATTGAGAACGCACCAGAGTTAGAAGACTTTATCAGAGACGCAGATTTTGAAGGCAAAAGCCTGAATCAATTTATGAAAGATGTTTCAACTTGGTCATCAGTGTTTGGACACTGCTGGATTTTTGTCACCAAGCCAGACGTAGGCGCACAAACAAGGGCAGATGAGATAGAAGCAGGTTCAAGACCTTATCTTTCTATCATCAATCCTATTATGGTGTTGGACTGGGATTTTAAACGCAAAGGCAACGGCAGATACCAATTGGAATACATCAAATATTTGGAAGACGTCAATGGTGATGTGAGAACTGTGAAGAAATGGTATCCAGATAGAATTTTAACCACTGTGGTGGATCTTAAAAAGAATGAAGTGATAGAAGAACAGGAACAACCAAACGGTTTGGGCAAGATTCCTTGTGTGTTGGCATACAACAAACATTCTACATTCAGAGGCATTGGTATATCAGACATTTCAGATATTGCTGACGCACAAAAATTTATTTACAACTCAACATCAGAAGTACAACAGGCAATTGCTATGGACTCACATCCAAGTTTGGTTAAATCAAAAGAAACCAACGCAGGAGTAGGCCCTGGTTCATTGATAGAAATGCCTGACAACCTGGATCCTGGTTTGAAACCATACGCATTAGAGTTTTCAGGAGGCAACATTGCCAGCATTTACGAAAGCATTAGACACACAATCACTGCCATTGACAAAATGGCAAACACAGGAGCAGTCAGAGCCACTGAGGCAAAAACTATTTCTGGAGTAGCAATGGAGACAGAGTTTCAATTGTTGAATGCCAAACTTTCAGAGAAAGCAGACAATTTGGAATTGGCAGAAGAACAAATGTGGAAACTGTGGTGTGAATATCAAGGTTATGAATGGACGGGCACAATTGATTATCCTGGATCATTCAACATCAGAGATACAAGTTCAGAAATACAACAATTAAAAACTGCCAAAGAAGCATCAACGTCACCTGAATTGATACAACACATAGACAAAGAAATTGCCAATTGGTTAGAAGTAGATTTAGAGGGCACAAGCGACACACCAAAACCAATCAACTTGGCAGAACATCCGCCAGTTCAATCAATAGACGATATGGTAGCACATCTTAGACAGATGGTTGCTGAAGGTTATACAGATCAGCAAATCAAAGACACACATCCTGAGTTGGCAAGACTGTTTAACCCAACAGAGGAATAAAGATAATGATGTCTAAGAAAGACATAGAAGAATATCATAACATAGGTAAAACAATGAAAAAGAAAAACAAAAACAAAAAAGGGCGTGGCAAACCAAAACCTAAACCAAGACGTTAATTGGTCTGAATATTTTGCCAGCATCGTGTCAGTGTGTCCTTACAGCAAGGCATATTGGCAAGCACAGAAGATAGATGTCTGTAGATGGCGTGGCGAACACAAAATTACACCACTGGGTGACAGTGTGGCAAGAATGTGGATACACAAAGACGCATCACCCAAAAGATTAATCAACATTGGCGCAAGACTGAACCAGGCACGCACAGATGAAGAATGGTTATACAGTCATCCCAACTACCAAGGCTATTCAACACCTGTTCCCATATTGATACAACAGGATCTACACATTCTTACCCAAGCAAGGGCCAGAAACAATCAAAAACATTCAATTAAGCATTAGGTTTTAAAGGTAGACATAAATACTACAAATCACTTAAAGTGGTTAATAAATTAACTCTAAATAGGAGGCGAGGTACAACAATGGACCATACAGAAAACACATTGGCAAACACAGAGGCGACTGATGCCCAAACAGAACCAACTGTAGAAAATCAGGCACCAGCGGAAAAGTCTTATTCGCAGAAGGAAGTGGACGATATGATGGCAAGATTGAAAACATCTGTCACACGTAAAGTTCTAAAACCTTATGAAGAATTGGGAGATCCAACACATTTGAAAGAGTTGAAAACAGAGGCTGAAAAGCGTCAACAAGAACAACAAATCAAACGTGGTGAATTTGAAAAAACCCTACAAGAACTTGCCGCTAAAAAAGATGCTGAGATCCAAAGAAGGGATCAAGTGATCAAGGAGTACAAAGTTAATGCTCCTCTATTGAATGCGGCGGCTAAACACCGTTCAGTCAATCCAGAGCAGGTTAAACAATTACTCCAAGACAGAGTCAGACTTAATGACACTGGTGATGTAGAGGTGCTTGACAATAACGGTGCTGTTCAATACAGCGATTCAGGTACACCATTAGGGGTGGATAATTTGGTTATGAATTGGTTAAACGAAAATAAACATTTTCAATTACCAACAGCCAACACAACCAACACTAAATCATCATACGGCGTAGGAGTTGACAATTCATTTGATATTACTAAATTGGATATGAGTAAAGCATCTGACAGGGCTAAATTTGCTGAGTACAAAAAGATACAGAAGCAGAATTAGTCTTTAACTTTAACACAAACCAAATAGGAGTAATACGATGGCTAATAATACAACCATTAACTCAGAACTTTTTACTAATCTATTGGCAGAGGCTCAATTTGCGGCTTACGAGAATTCAATCGCTCGTCAAGTTGTGACTTCATTTGACTTCCCTGCTAATACAGGAAAAGTTTTACAGGTGCCCGTGTACAGTTCCGTTTCTGCGTCAGCATTAACAGAAGGTACAGCACCAAGTGCCGCTGACACAAACACAACTTCAGCAACAATAACATTGGCGGAAATTGGAACATATTTCCAAGTGACTGATTTTTTAAGAGATTCAGCACAAAGAGATGTAATCGCAGACTTAGGTCAGAACGCAGGTAGAGCGATTGCGGAAAAAATGGATAACGATGTATTCGCATTGTTCAATTCATTCACGCAATCAGTTGGAACTGAAGACGCTGACTTAACTGTCAACAACATCTTAGACGCAGTAGCAGAATTAAGAGACAACAAAATTGTTGGTCCTTTAACTGCTATCGTTTCGCCTAAACAAGCAGTACAATTGAAAAAATCATTAGCAGGAAACAGTGGTGTGTACAGCACAACTGCTTCTGAAATTGGTTCTTCAATTTTAAGACAATACTACCTAGGTACATTTGCGGGTTGTCAAGTTTTTGAATCTTCACTTGTTAAACAAGATTTAGATACAGACGCTGACGCAACTCTAAACGCAGTTGGTGGCGTATTTGCCTCAACAGCAATTGGACACGCAATGAGAGGTGGTGTAACGCTAAAATCTGAGGATAAAGCAAGTACACGTTCAACTGATATTATGATGTCAGCAGTTTGTGGACAAGCAATACTTCAGAATACTCACGGTGTTAAAATCGTAAGTAACGCGGCATAATCTGGAGATCAGTAATATGGCCTTTATAGTAGAAAATGGCGTGACGATTAGTTTCGCAGAGTTTCAAGATGTCAAAGAAAAAGATCAGAGACTTTTTGAAGCCAATGAAGGCTTGACTGATGACTCAGTAGAAACACTTTTAATCAGGGCGACTGAACGGATTCTCACAAAGGTCCGTTCATCGTCTTGGTGGAGAGAGTATTACATCCGCCAATCAGGTGCCACTGCTATCAACACGGTAGCGGACATTCCTGCTGTGGACTCAAGCAGAATATTAGGAAGAACCAACGACTTCACAGACTTATGTGTGTACACGGCTCTTGCTGATTTCATTCTGCCTAAAATTGCTGACTTTGGCAATGAGGACAACGCAGAAAGACAAAAGATGGGTTATTATGCCAACAAGGCAGAAAGCCTGTTTCAGGAACTGATAACAGCAGGTGACTGGTATGATTTTGACAATGATTCCAATGTGGAGTCAACGGAAAAACAACCAGGACAATACAATCTAAAGAGGGTTAGATAATGAGAACAGAAGTGCTTAATTATATTGACACACTCAGTTTGGGAACATACTCAAAGAGTTCAAATTTGCCTTACACGGCATCTGGACAACTCCTGTATATCACAAACCCCAAAACATTATACGTGGATCAACCAAACATAACGGAAGATCCTGTCATAACTGCTTTGGACGGTGTTCATTTGAATAATAAAGTACAATCAGTCATCATTTACTTTTCATCAGATGCTAAAAGTCTACCAGCCAATTATACTACATTGGTAAACGATTTGAAGAACGCGAAGAACATTACCACAGTGTCTGGAGTACATAGACGCGAAAGTGATGTGAATCAAAGTTATCAAGGCGATTTACTGATTACAGAGATTGCTGTAAGATTAATAACAATAACTTAAAAGGAGAAGAGATATGGCTTATATCTATCCAGCACCAGGTGTTACGGGCGTACAAGCGACACTGTCAGTGACAGTAGCGTCAAACGGTTCTGACACTGGTTTAAGTGTGCCTGCTTTACAAGACGTAACCGTGAACAATGCTAATGATGTATTCACGTGGACTCAACTTGATGCGACAGCGAAAAAACAAATCGCAACAACATCAACAAACAGTCTCGCGATGAACATTGTTTTGGACCAAACAGTATTTTTTGGTGATAGCACAGATTCAGATACCAACAGTGCGACGTACTTTGGTGTTTTCAATCTGTCTAAAAACAAAACAAAAGTTAGTTTCAGTCTATACTTTGGTGACACAGATGGTGGCACTACAGGTAAAACTGTGACTGGCTCAGGATACATTACAGGTTTAGCACCTACGGTATCAGCAGACGCACCAGTGTGGGTTTCACCAATCACTTTAACAGTGGATGGCGAATACACAGTGTCTTAATAAACACATTTGTTCAGAGGGCGTACACCGCCCTCTGGCACACAATAAATAAAATTGATTTATGGACTTATTTGATTCAAAGAACGACGTAGAATTATACCAATCCATCATCGCGGAATCTGCCAAGGCAACCAATGAAATAAAGTGTGCCAGAGCAGACATAGAAAAAGCAACCAGCAGATTAAAATTTTTAGTGATGCTGGCAAACAAACTGATTGAAAGAAAAGGAGATCAAAATGGAACTATCAAAGATAGCGACTAAACCACAATTAATCAAGAGAACACTGGACGACGAAGACACTGTCAAAGAGTTTGGTGAAGCATTAGAATTTTACACTTGGGACAGAACACCCATTGACCAATTTATGAAGTTGGCATCAGTGGACAAAGACAATTACACATCTGTATTGGATGCTGTCACAGGTTTAATTATGGACAAGGAAGGTAAACCCATCATAACCAAAGAAACATCACTGCCCAACAATGTGTTGATGAAGGTTGTGACTGTGGTTGTAGAAGGCTTGGGAAAGTCACAGAAGTAGATTTAACACCAAACAGTTCTAATCTACGTCAAATTCTGTTGATTGACGCATTGGCACAAAGGTATTCCGCTCTTCCAAGTAAGGTACTATTTGAAGCGGATACATTTGACATACATATTATAAACACTGCCACTGCTTGGGAACAATACCAGTCTGAAGTGGCTCAAGCAAAAGCAGGCAAGGGCAATATGCCTGCTCCAAAGGTTCCTGTAGGCAAACTACAAGAAATGATGGACAAAGTGAGGAACAAAGATGGCGATTAAGAAAGTTTATGATAGGATTTCACCGTCTGTATCAAGGATCAATTCACGATTAGGAATGGTGCCACAAGCGGCAATGGATTTCTTTAAGAAAAAAACACCAAAAAGAAGCGGAACAGCCAGACGAAGAACAAAATTGGTAAATAAAAGAACAATCAGTGCTGATTATCCTTATGCCAAAAGATTAGATAAAGGATATTCAAAGAAGGCACCCCAAGGTATGAGCAAACCCACTGGTGAATTCATAAAAGCATTGGTTAAAATCATCTTAAAAAGGAAGTAGAGGATGGCAGATTTAAGGTACAGAGTAGACGTAGATACCAAACAGGCACAGAATAATCTATCAGCATTCAAAGCCACAATAGCATCTGTTGGTGCGGCATTGGCGGCAGTTGGAGTTGGTAAATTACTCAAATCATTTGTGGATGTTGGGTCATCAGTTGAAAACCTTGGATTAAGATTCAAGTTCTTGTTTGGATCAGCAGAAGAAGGTGCCAAAGCATTTGACAACCTTACAAAATTCGCATCCAAAGTTCCTTTCTCACTACAAGAGATAGAAAAAGCATCAGGCAACCTGGCAGTTGTTGCCAAAGACGCAGACGACCTAAACAATCTATTACAGATTACTGGTAACGTGGCGGCGGTGACAGGTTTGGACTTCAAAACCACTGGTGAACAAATTCAAAGAGCGTTCAGC